GAGCGCCCACATGGTGCCTTTGTATTGGGCTTCCGTCGCACCTCCCAGCTCGGCCTCGGCAAACTTCTGTTTTTCAAAGCCCGGGATGCCAACAAAGAAATCGTGCTGCGCGCGCTTGAGCAGGGCCGCAGTTTTAGTGTCTCGCTGGTTGTAAAGGATAACCCGCTTGTGTCGCTCGTTGCTGCGCTCAACGGCACGCGCCTGCCGGTTGACTGCACGAATCTGCGCTTCTACCGCAACTAGCGGAGACAGCGGCCACATACGGTTAGGCAGATAGTAAGCGCCGAAGATTACATACGGCCCCCGAGGCGGCCCGTAGTAAGATTCCGGCTCCTTTGCCAGCTCCCAAGACACCCCCGATTGGCTGTGCTCGCCAGGGATCTTCGCAAACGTCAGCAGGGAGCCGTTGTAGCCTTGGTTAGACCCTTTCTTTTCGTCACATTGGTAGTTGGCCGCCCAGACCGTCACAAACTCCACCTGAGTCCGCGACGTTTGGGTAGACGCAGTTTGTCGCCGCGTAGGGTCGGCTTCTTCGGCCTTGCCGTGAGACGCCTTACCTCCAGTCTTTAGCGCCTCGATAACCTCGGGCTTCCAGCCGGAGTCTTTGTTTTTGGCGTCTTTCTCGATGTCCTCCATCTCCGCATACCAAGAGTGGCCCATGTAGTTGGCCTCCTCAAAGGTCAGCGCCTGGCTATCGACAAAGAACATATTTTGAGGGATGCGGTAGCACGCAGGCCACATGGCCTTTTTTGCGCCCTTGACCGGCTTTCCGTCAGGCCCCCAAAACACGCGCTCCGCACTAATCTGCCCCCATTTGCTCGGCTGGCGCGTGACCATAGCTACGCCCCAGCTAAAGCAAAAGTCGTTGGCCATCTTTTGACCAAACTGCCGCAGCTTGCTGTCCCGAACCCAACGGTTGAGGCCGTGCTGGATCGCCTCAGCGGTATCCTTTTGCGTCCCAGGTCGCCTGGTCTGGACCCGAACGCGCGGGTTATCGTACATCAGGCGGCCCACCATCAGCGAGGTGTAGCTGTGGTAGTGGTTCCACGGCATGTACGTCGCCGTGACTCGCCGGGTGTAGTGAGGCCCGTGAGACGCTGCAATCATTTGGTCCATAGACCAAACGTGATCATCCCGGTACTCGATGTCCCGGTTGATGCGCTCGTTCCAGCCCTTGAACTTGTCGTCTTCGTATTCGGCCATCAGACCAAGTTACCGTATTCGTCGTACTCTTCGGTTGGCCAATACTCGTCATCCGCGCCCATATCCATTTCGGGATAAGCTTTGGGCTTCATGATGGATTCGTGATCCAGGATGTCGCCGTAGGTGCCGGGAGCAAACGAGTTGTAGTATTGCGGCGTAAGATCGGTGCCCCAGCGCCAGCCAAGGGCCATAAGCATAGCGTCAATCCCGTGATCAACGCACAGCGGATCAGGCTGCTCTTTCGCAGGGCGGCCATCCTTGATCTCAGCCCAGCGGAAATCGGGCAGTTCTTCTAGCAGCCCTTGAGGCCGGAATTGCTCCGCGCACACATTGCACGGGCCTTCTAGCAGAGCGTCTTCTGCAAATAGCAGCGTGCCGTCTGCCAGGTGGTCCCGGACAATCTCAATGTTAGCCATCCGGTAACCAGGCTTTTTCATCACCGACTGCACCAGCTCGCCCTCGTCGCGGTTGCACATTGGGCCAAGCCGGTCATTGAGGTAGTCAATTTGGGACAGATCGCTGTTATCTGCGATGATAATTTGGATGTCCCAAAGATCGACAGCGCGCGCGATGGCGTCGCCCCACCAGTCGTAACGCTGGTTTCTGCGGTAGATTTCGCCTACCCGAACCACGTGCTCTTTGTAGCAGCCGAAGATTTCGAGGGCTTGAGCGTGGCGCTTGCCGAAGTCCAGGCCGCCAAAATACCACTCGAACTTGTAGCCGCAGGTAGGGTCGCTGGGATCCAGCAGCCATTGGTCAAGCGTCGTGTGGTGCTTCCTAGCGTCGTACTGCTCCCAAATCTGCCCCTCGGCGCTGACCCATTTTCCGTCGCGCAGGCGCGCCCTACGAGCTCCCGTCAGGGCATCTAGGCGATCCTGGTCCCTAGCCGTAAAGACCGGGTTGTCGCTGTGCCTGGCGCAAATGCGGCGCATCTTGCCTTCCTGCGCTCGCTTGTTAAGCCAATGCAGGGAGTGGGACGGGTTGCAGTCCGCAATCATCTGGTCCCAATAGCGCGGCGATCCATCCTCTAGCTCGCCAATGACAATGCGCTTGTTACGAACCCGGGTGCCCAGCTTTTCCCATTCTTCCAGAGTGCCTTCCGTCGCCTCGAAATAGACGATTACGTCATACTCCGTAGACATGATGCGGTCTGGGTTGTCCATACCGCCTAGCACGATGCGGGTGCCGTTGGGGAATTCGTAATAGTCCCGGTTGGCTCGCCCGGCACCGCCGCTGATGCACGGGTGGTTGGGCGGAAGAACGTGCTCTTCCCAAGTCACCAGCACGGATTCGGTCATGGACTTGCGAGTCTTCCGAACCCACAGCATCCGGCACCCAGGAAACTCGTTGGCCAGCATGTAGCATTTTTCGAGCACCGTGCGCGTCTTGCCGGTGTTCGCCGGGCCTTCGTACAGAATCTCCGGCTCCCAAGCCGTGATCAAGTCAACGGCTGCGCCGCGAGCAACAAACGTAGGCTTTTGCCTACTGTCAACTGCAAGCGTGCTCATTGCCAACCGGCTCCCCGCGTTTGCGGCGCTTGCGGTCACGGTACATATTTACCGCCACGCCAGCGCCAGGAACCAAAACGCCCATCATGGTTGCCAGCAAAGCGGCGTAGTATTCGGCCCGTTCTTCCGCTTGCCTTTCGATCTCGGCCAGCCTTTCCTGATGCTGTTTTTCCGCAGCTTGCGAACGAACGTCGTATTCCTTGCGGGTAATGCGTTGTGCTTCTAGGTCTTCTAGGGCTTGTTTTTGTTGTCCCAGCCGCTGCTCCCACGCCTCTTCCCACCGGCCCAAATCAGCCGGAGTAACACAAGAAGAAACAGTAATGAGGAAGCAAGCTGCAAAGCGTCGCATATTACGAAGCAAAATACGTTCGGGGAGTTCGTCGGGGCAGCGTTTCAATCTCCGCGTCAACAGCGAAGATGCCGTAGTTGTCGGTCTTGAGCGTGTACTCGGCGCGATACGTCCTGCCGCCCTCGACTAGCAGATCGCCGTCAATGCGGTGCTGAAGCGTGTAACCCGTCGCGTCATACTGCCAAGAGGAGTCAAGCGTAAGCTGCGTCAGCATGACCTCTGAAACGGCCAGCTCTTCTTGATGCACCGGGTCCGTCTGGTCTTCTTGGCTATCATCAAACAGCATGAAGACAATGGCATAGACGTTGGCCCTAGTGATCACTACGCCTTCAGCCGTAACAGGCCGAGCGCGCATCAGCACATCCTGGCCTTCTTTGCTTTGAATCCTATACACGCTTCTAGGGGCTCCCTGAAAGTCGTAGACCTGTTGACCGGCAGTAAACTGCGCATGAACAACTACGGAAGGTGCGGCGCTAACCGCAGGCTTAGACCGTAGAGCCTCGATCATGTACGTCGGACCGGCGCGATACGCTCTAACCGGAGCAATCTGCGCCCAAACAAACGACTGGTCGTCCGTTTGCTTGGCAGTAATGCGGGGCAGTTTGCCGTAGACGACTTTGATCGAGGTCTGCGTGGACATCAGTAATCAGTCTCCCACAGCACAATTCCGTTCCCGTCCGACACGGCGTAAGTGCCCACACCGGTCGGCTGCGTCAAAACGTCGGTAATCAGCAGTGGAACCATATCTCCAATGGAAGGTGCGCCGTTGTCAAAAACGTACAGCGCGTGTTCAACGCTGTCACTACTAGGAGCCGACAGCGGACTAATGTTGACGGTATCATGGCGCATAACGATTTGGCTACCGTCGCGCTGAAACGTGACGTTATTTACTAGATATGAAGTGCTAGGCGCCGGGTGAACTTGTCCGGAAGTAAAGTTTAGATCGTTCAGCGTTTCGGCAGTAGTCCAGTTAGCGTCGTCGATGGTGTTGGTGTTCAGCAGAAAGATTAGCCGCACATCCGCGCTACTGGTATTTCGCGTAATGTCCAGCAGGAGCTTAAGACCTTCAGGCGAGGCGCGGCGAATAGAGGTCATCCCAGGCCGTGATGGTTAGACGCCAATCGGTGTTGCGGTGCGAGCAACTTTTCGCATCCGCTCCATGCAGCCCGCCGCACCGGCAACATCTCATCGACGTTGCCAGTTGGCAGGACCAGCGGTAGTAGTACCAGAGGTTCATTTGCCAGGACGCGGGTTCCCGTACTTGCCTTTACCTTTCTTGCCTTTGCCTTTCATTCCGTAGTTACAGGGCATGGTTACAGTAGGTTGCCAATGCGCTCAAGGTAAACCGCCTGAAGCTCCGCGAGCGCAGCCGCAGCTTCAGGATCCGTGCCGCTAACGGCATCGGCGTACTTGTTGTTTGCGTCCAGTTCTAGCGGGTCGTTAGGCAGGTAATGCAGTCGCCACTCGTCAACGACCCCTAGCTCGTACCGGCGATATAGCTTCCAACCCGTGCGCGCGACGACAATGCGTTCGCGCAGCGTGTGATTTTC